TTAATTCACCGGTTCCTGAATAAAATCCCACTGCCCCACCGCCAGAGTCCGTGCCGCAGCCGCCGTAATTTGAATCTTCGCCTCCATCATAGTATTCGCCCCGGTGGTTCCTGCTGGCATCTGTGTTGTAGTCGTAAAAGTCCCATATAAAAAATTATTGATATAGAACTCAATCTTATTCCCCGAGTAAAGCCGCGCTTCTAAAATAGTTTGAGTGCTGTTGGTCATGGCATATCCCAAATTCATTGTCTGTTCCGATTGCCCCGACTTGTAAGTCACGCCGTAAACCGCCCCATTAATAATCTTGAAACCAAAATAGTTACTGCTGGCAAGTTGGCCGCAGATCACATAAACCGTATTGGTTGTTATATCTGTTATTGCAATCGCCACCCGGAAAAGCCGGTTCCGGTCGAAGGTGTTGGCCGCCAGGGGCAGGGCGATAATCCGCTGCGCATCCACCGAGTCGTTGATCGCCGCGCTGGTGGTCAGTTTAAAATAGCCATTCGCCGCGTCATAGGTTGCGGTTCCCGTTCCGACCACCGTTTTTTGAAAGCAGGTGTCAATATCCGGGATCAGGCTGTAACGGATTCCTTTAAATCCGAAGTCCCAAAGTTTAGGACTCATCCCGGCCACGGATTCAGCTTCTTTGGCTTTGGTGGCGTAAGGAAGAATGGTCGATCCGATTGAGATAATCGCCGGGTGAACGTAACCGGCTCGATTGCCAAAGGCGATTCTCCCCAATGAATTCTCAAAGTTGGATATATCGGCGGTAAGAAAATATGAATCGTTGGGGTTATTGTTTTTAATTACTTGGAGAGAGAAGGTTCGCCCTTCTTTCTTGAAGTTAACCGAAAGCTGATCTCCGAAGACCAGCTTCATGGCTCTAGTATTGGTCAAAGTATTGGCGCCGTTAATTGTGTAACCGAGAATCAAATTAGTGCCATCCTGGGTAAAAAATACGCGGTTGGTGGAATCGATCTCCCAACCGATATGATTCAGCCGGGTAGACATCGCCAATAAATTGATGCCCAGTTCGAAGTTTTTAAAGCTCTGATTCGACCGTAAGGTCGCCGCCCTGGTCCCTTTGTTATCGTCAAAATAATCGCTCGGCATTAAGTCCCTAAATACCACGCCGTTATATTCCTTGCCGCAAAAATAAATTCCCTGATAATACCCGGAAGAATGGTTATCCAGGAAATCCGCCACATGGACTCCATTCACCAGCCGCTGAAAGACATTGGGGTAATTGCCGGACGGATCTTTCCGGGTCATGAAAATGGAACCGCCGTAAATATCCACCGGCCCCGCCTGTCCGCTGGGGCTGGTGATAAACCCAATCCATTTCACCGCGTTCCAGTTCGGTGTTCCGTGCGCCACAAAATCGCTTTTCTGAATTTTCACCAAGTACATCATATCAGCATCCGCCCAATGCTCCTCATCCAGAACTCCCTCATAATAATTGGTGGTCCCGGGATAGGTGTCGCAATAGAAATTCAGCCGCATGGAACCACTCCGGTTGTTAAAACTGGTCCCGTCCATGAAAGTATGAATCTGGATGAAATCCTCATTGGAACTGGCGCTGCCGTCACCGAATTTCGACAGGTCCAGGTTACGGACATAAGCCAGCCCCGAACTGGCCGCGCTGGTCTGCCGCCGTAGGCAGGCCCCGTTATGCCATTTTTCATGATATTCCACCGCCAAAAGAGTCGCTGTTCCAAAGGTCTGCCAGAAAGGGTCAATCACATTGGCCAAAATGATTTGATTATGCTGGCTATAAAGGGGTATATACGCCAGAAAATTGGTCAAAGAATCGTGGGTATGGTTCAAGGCCGCGTAGGTGGTATCGTGATTATGGGTATTGATTAACCCCAGTAAATCATTAATGTCCTGAGCCTCCGCAAAATCGCCGATGGTTTTATAAGTAAAATAAAGCGCCCCGACCTGATAAGTCGCGTTGGTAATCCGGTAGGATAAATAAACCGCTTTTCCCGCCTCAGTGGACAGGGAAAGGTCTTGATTCTCCAGGATATAGTCGGTATTCAGAATTAAAGCGGTTCCGCCGCCTCCGGGCGCTGTGTAAATAGTCAAATCCACCCCGCCAAAGAAAGTATCATGGTCCAACACATTGGAGCCGGACCCCACATTGGAATGAAGCTCATCCGTAACCGGTGTCCCGGCCAGATTTTTCGAAAATTTGACGTTCATTTCAAAGTTTCGCTCCTTTCAAGGACGATTTTTCGGTTTTAATCCTAATTTTTCAGCCCATTCTCCAAGATAGACTCCCAGAACCGCCGCGATAATCAGTTCCACAACCCGCCAGCACCGCTGGCCGAGGGATGATTTTACCCTGGCGGCCCCGGTTTTCTCGTTCTGGGCCGTCTCCACCAAAATCAAGCGCTGGTTCAGCCCGGCGATGGAACCGTTAATCCGGTTCACATGGTTCAAAATCTCCTGGTTCTGCCCGATTAAAATCCCCAGTTGCCTGCTCTGCGCGTTTTGCTCCTGCAAAATCGATTGAATCAGTTCCAAAGTCTCATTTTCCATCCTTAAAACCTCTTTTCTTTCGGATAACTCACCATAAAATCCCGGCCTAAATGCCGTTAGCGCCATTTAATGAAGGCCGACGAACCGACCGGGCCGGAGCAATTCTGTCTGCCAAGTCCGCCCGGACAATTCGCGAAAAAGCCAAATCCGGGTCCATTCTCCGGGCCGACCGTCCAAGCGAAGCAGAACGCATCCATTGACCGGCAAATTCCTCCATGCCTGCTTAATAAGCCTAAAAACATTTCGGAACGCCGCCGAATATTTTAGCCGACCGGCCAAGAAGAGTAGATCTTTCCTTGACCGGTGATCCGGCCATCCACCAAGAGCCTAAAACCTCACGAAATGAAGACCACGAATTTGGGCCGACGAATAGACCGGACCTGAAGCAATTCTATCTGTCAATTCCGTCCGGACAATTCGCGAAAAAGCTATTCCGGGTATATTTACCGGGCCGACTGGCCAATCGAAGCAAACCACTTCCATTGGCCAGCGAATCCAGGCTGTTCGTTGAACTCTAAAACACTTCAGAGTGCAGGCCGGAATCCTTGCCGACGAATAGTCCGCGTTTGAAGATATTCCGTTTGCTAAATCAGTCCGGACAATTCGCGAAAAAGCTATCCGGGTATATTCACCGAACCGACCGGCCAATCGAAGGAAACTACCCGGAATGCTTGCCGGAATTCAGGCCGACCGAATAGACCAGACTTTGATGAAATTCAGTTAGCTGTTCAAGTCCAGACTATTTATCGTAAAAGCAAAATCCTGCTCCATTCTTCGGGCCGACTGGTCAATCGAAGAAAAACGCTTCCATTGACCGGCGAATCCAGTCCGTTTACCGAAGCCTAAAACATCCCGGAATGAAGGCCACGAATCCGGGCCGACGAATAAACCGGGCTGGGAGAAATTCTGTTGGCGGAATCCGCCCGGACTATTCGCGAAAAACTGACTCCTGGTATATTCTCCAGGCCAATCAGTCAATCGAAGAATAACACTTCCATTGACTGCCGAAGCCCAAAACCTTCCGGAACGCTGGCCGGAATCCCCAGCCAACCGGCCAAGCGGAGTAGTTCTTTACTTGGTCGGTGATCCGGGTCTTCCACCGTGAGCCTAACCCTCCCGGAATGAAGGCCATGAATCCGGGCCGACGAATAGACCGGGCCGGAGGAACTTCTGTTGGCCGGTTCCGCCCGGACCCGGACAATTCGCGAAAATCAGAAAATCCATTCCGGGTCTATCCTCCGGTCAATCGAAGCAGACCGCTTCCATTGACCGTCGAGGCCGACGGACAGACCGGACCTGAAGCAATTCCGTCCGGACTGTTCGCGAAAAAAACCAAATTCGGGTCCATTCTGCGGGCCGACCGGTCAATCGAAGCAGACCACTTCCATTGACCATCGCCGCAGGCTATCCTCCGCAGCCTAAACCCTGTGAAAGTAATTCCACTCGGCGCCGCCTATCCACCTCAAGGAAGCCGCCGTTGCTGGGGGCCGTCCTTGTCCCTGGTGTCCAACCGATAGCCAATCGTCCGGGACAAGGCCGACTCCTCCTGATCCTCCGGTGGGAACCCATAAGGTGTTGCTACTGATTCCTCCGTCGCCTATCTGAAAGCGGAACTGGAGGCCTACATCTCGGGTCGCCGACATAACGTTTTTTATACAACGCCGTCGGGTTTTCTCAATGAGGTCTTCGGCCATCGTATAAAAAGCGTTATGTCGCCAGCGGGAGAGCGGATAGTCTGGGAGTCCGCTGGTCCGCTTGATTCAGGGGACCGGGCACCGGCATCGTGCCTGGCCGCCGTCCGTGGCGGCCTGCCCGGTTCCGGAAGTCGGCTTCGAAGTCGGCTCCGTATGCCAACCGGCTTCCACATGTCAAAGTAGCAATACGGCCAGCCGTTGAAAAACTTTTAAGCAATCCCTTCGAAGCCGCCTCCGCAAGCCAATCACCTACGGCGGCTGTCAAACGCAGACTTCCGTTGGCGGATATATCAGGTCTGCTCCCTTGCCAGCCGCCTAGTGGTTCAGGGAGCCGACCGGCTTCCACATGTCAAAGCAGCAATCACGGCCAGCCGCCGAATGTGAAAGCCCGTTCTGTTTGCTCTCCCCGCCCCGCCCGATGTTGGGGCGAATCGCGATTCGCCCTTACTGTTAGCCGTCTCACCCGTGCAGCCCCCAGGGGCTTCCCATTTACGACACTCCCGCCAGGTCGAGTACCAGCCTCCCGTCATTGGTCGCCCGTACCCGGTTCAGTTCACCTTGCGACCAGTTTCGAGTATCGTCATCTGTCCGGATAGTTGCTGCGGGGGGAATCAAAACTCTCCCGCGTTCGAACAACGACCGGTCAAGCATCTCCAATCTATCGATACCACTGACAAAAGTCCGGATTTTTTCCTCCGGGGAAGTCCATTCACCCGACCAAAAAATGCCTAACGAAATCCATTCGATATTTTCTCCGCCAAGGTCTATTCCAATGAAGGGTTCCAGTTTCCGGTTGGGCTTCAATAACCCTTGTAATGGAGAGATTTGATTCGATGGGTCGAAAATCCGGCTGATGTTGTTAAAGACAATTTCCAGTGTATTGGCTGATAAATTCCCGGCGGATAACAATCCGGAGTAAATATCCTTCCGCGCAAGCAGTGTCAAGGCAAACAGGTCTTTTCCGAAATAAGTGACCTGCAAGTTATCTGTCCAGTAAACTGTCACTTTAACGTATATCTTCCGGTTCGTGCCAAAGATTGCTTGCCAAAAAGCGTTACTGGCCGAAATCATGGTCACTCCTCCTTCAAAATGACGGTTACATTCTTCCAAACCGCCGCAGGCAGGGTGTTCGAAAGTTCGCGGGGAAAAGATAAACACTTCACCGGTTTGGTTTCATCAAGGAATTGAAATGAAAGAGTGAGACCCCGGTCAAGTTCGGCCTGAATAATTAGCCGCTGGGCTTCGGTCAGCATCTTGTATTTCAAGATATATTTGTTCTTGGTGACAATGCTATCCGTGTTTAACGTCCCATCGGCGGAACGTTCCTCATTGCCGATATTCTCCGGTTCAATGATGAATTTACTGGGTGAGGCGATCAGTGTTTCAGCGCCGGGCAAGCCTAGTTTGAATTGGCCTAACATTGTATTGGTGGTATAAAACTTTTCCCGTACTTTCAAGGCATAGGCCGGGATTTTCATGTCACATCTTTCCCTTCGATATGGTAGTGAGACGGACCGCTTGCGCCTTTATACATCAGCCCGGTGTCAATCAGGATCTCTTTGCAACGCGGTCCCAGCTTCCCGAATTTGGAGTTAAAGGAGAAATCCTCGATTTTCATGGGTCCGAGCGGCCCGGTGATATCGCTGGTCTCATCGATTTGCAGCCAGTATTCAATCTGGGCGCAAGTTGCCTGGATGACTTCAGACTCTCTGTCCGTGGTATCCGTCATGTGCCGGGTCTTCCGGTAAATTAATTCACTGGCGCGATAGAGCATCCGGGTGATATCGCCGGGTAGGGTAGAGGCATCCGGTAGCCCTAGATAGTCGAGTAAATCGTCAACCGTGGCAAACGGCATATTCATTGCAAATTTCCTTTCTCACTTTTTGGCTCACTTTCTTAATTTCATTTTGGATGGTGAGAACGGGCAAAACCTTATCACTTTTCGTTGCAAAGGACTCGTTCTCACTTTCTCACTTTTTTTGAAGATACCATGTAATAAAGATAACCTTCCTACCCTGGATTGATTTTTAAATGTGGGTAGGTGTCCTCATCTAAAGAAGATATTTTAGTGAGAAAGTGAGAATCGTGAGAAATATATATCAAAAGCCGCTTCAAATCGCAATCTGATTTTCTCACCCATGCTCACTTTTTCTCACCATGGATGAAAAGGGCGGGAGGTTGTTCCCCGCCGGTTCCGGTTAATTCTGTGAAATCGCCCGTACCGCCAATTCCGGGTAAAGGGTTTTAAAACCGCAGATCGTATCAATCGAGCAAATATCTTTCTTCTTCGAAATGTCATATCCGAATACCACCCGGAGGCCGAAACCCTCGAAACTGACGATGGCCTTCTGTTCCTTGGCGACGCCTTGCGGTAAGGCCAAAGGCCGGTTCACGAAAGCAAAGGCGTTTTTATGAAGGACCATATTATTGACGTGGGTGCCAATCAAGGTAATCGCCTGGGTGGTAACAGCGCTCGGCAGGCCGGGATAAATATTTAAAGTCCCCGCGCCGGAACCATTCAAGGTACAATCGGTGGTTACTACGAATTGGGTGCCGTTCAAGGTAGCAATCGAGATTAAATCGCCTTTTTTGTAAGTCCCGGCTGCGCCACCGCTGGCAATCGTTAATTGAGTGGTTCCGGTGGCGCCGGTGGCAGTCGGGGTTCCGCCCGGAACTCCGGCAATATGTTTTGGAGTGTTCTGATCCATGAAGAAATCAAATCCCAGTTTCCGGCCAATAGACGCTTCCCGGAGAGCGGTCCCATTATCGCCGACTTTCTCGGCGGAAGTGAATAACTCCAGTTGTAATAGTTTGCTTTCCGCCATGGTTCCCAGGATAAACCGGCGGTCTGTCGGGGGAACGGCTTTATCGTTCATCGCTTTCCGGTTGTCGATAATCTTGGCTACACTGTCCAGTTCGGCGTTGGCCGCCCCGGTATAGTAGGGAACATCCTTATAAAGACCGAGAATCTTGGTATCGATTTTTTGGGCGAAAGCCTGCATCGCCGGGATGATTAATTGTTGCGAGAAATCGTTGATGGATAAGGTCAGTTGTTCGGAAGTGACTTCAAAGGAAGTATCCAGAATCGTATCCAAAGTTACGCTGGTACTGCCTTCGACCACATCCTGAATGACAATCCCCACCGTCCGGTCGAATTCATTGGCCACGAAGTTGGCCGGTTTCCGGATGGTGATGGTGGTTCCTTTGCCTTCCACGAACTCCTCTTTGTAATCCCGGTGAATCAGGTTGGCCATCACGCAATTGTTCCGCAAAACCATCAAGGCCTCGCGGGCCACAATTGAAGGGGTGATAAAAGTATTTGCCATTGCAATATACCTCCTATTTTAAGTTTATTTGCCCTGGCCGCCGGATCGCGCCTTGATGTAATCCGCCATCGACATGCTGCCAAGGTCTTTCTGCCCGCCGCCGCCGCTTCCGAAATCCTCCCCGCCATTGTCATTGCCCGGCTTGCTCAGGAATTCGGGAAATTCTTTTAAAGTGTTACCGATGGCGGTCTTGACGGCGGTTTCATCGGGAACGCCGTCCACCACGGTAATCCCGCTGGAATTCACCAGTTTGAGAAAGGATTTAATCCGGTCGGGCTTCACATTGGCCTGGGCGGCCTGGACCAGTAAAGCCGCGTCAATCAGTGTTTTCTCAGCGTCCTTTTTGACCTGCTCGTTTTCCCGTTTCAGGTTGGTGTTATCCTCCTGGGCTTTTTGCAGGTCCGTTTTGTTCTTCTCCTCGGTTTCCTTGGCTTTGGCGGCCAAGGTTTTTAAATCTTCCGGTTTCTCAAAGCCGAGTTCTTTGATAAACTCGTTGAATTGCGAACGGCCTTCCCGTTTCACCCGCTCCATGAAGGAAGCCTGGTTGGGGAAAATAATTTGTTCTTTGTTTTGGCCGTCCCCACCGGCAGGAGGATTTTCATTATTGTTATTATCATTCGCCCCGCCGCCGCCGGTGTCTTTGTCCATCAGGGGGTAGTTGGAAAAACCGAATAAATACCGTTTCAACATGGTCATAACCTCCGCGTTCGCGTATTCCGTGTTTTTATTTACCGCTCACGTTGGCGGTCACTTCAACCGGGGGCCAGAACGAACTTAATTCCAGTTCGTCCAATCTCCCGGCCCGTTTCAAGAAAAGCAGGGAACTAGCGATGGTTTCAATGACGTTTTCCAAGGCGTACATCTCCAAGGAACCGTCCCGCCAGTTGCTGGCGGCTTTCAAGGGAGCCAAATGCAAGTGAAGCAATTCGTGAACCAGAGTTTCTTCCTGGTCCCGGTCCCACCAATGCCCCAGGTGATAATCCCGGCAGTCCAGGATTTTGATGGCGGCGTATCTCTTTGAAATTATCCAGGAACTTTGCCCGAAGAGATTGCCGTCCTCCAACTCATGAAAGCGGACCACGGCAAGCTTCACATCCCAGTCCTGCAGCCGCAATACTTTTTGCCAAAAGACACATAATTCCGGTAGATTGGATAGATTCTCCTTCGGAAAAGAACCGGCCCGGTTCAGCATTTCATCAGTCCGTAACATGGTTTACGATCATCCTTCCTTTCAAAGAATGGTTTTCATATTTAACTTCATGGGTCTTGATGATATAGTCTTGCAAACCGGTGTCCCGTAAATTTTTCAAGCGAATCCGGTCGTCAAATTCCAGGGCCGGGTTGCCAACATAGGATAGTTCCATCCGGGGTTTCAAGCCGCTAAATTTCTGTAGCAAGATACCGGCGATTTTCCGGGCAATCTCACGGGTTTGGATCAGGTGACTGGATGGATGGGTATAAGAAACCGAGTTGGCCAGACTTAAATTCTTGTTAGGGGCGTAAAGCCCGGAACCGTAAAGGTTTTTCCCATAAAACCGGTTTTCGCCGGTATCGACGGTGGTGGTATTTCCCAGGTAGACCAATTCATTAAAGCGGCCTTTCACTTTCAGGGGATAACCGCTGATCGCCAGGTTAAAGGTACAGTCAATATTGGTATTGACGGTAATCTTCGCGCCCCAGGCGAAGTATTCCTGAGCGGTGATGATAGTCCCGGCGGGGGCCAGTTCCAAACTGGCGGAACAGTTATAGACCGGGTTTTGGGTGTAAAAGGTCGTGTAAAAACAGGTATAGGTTTTGGCCTCCCCGGCCTGCAGGGTTTGGGCGTTCAGCCGGTAAACTTCCTCGGATTGGGAGGTGGGAACCAGCGGATTGCCGTAAACCTCCACCTGAGTTGGTAATTGGCCGGTAAAAGGAATCAGCTTCCGGCCCGGAAAATAGCTCCGGGCGGTAATGGTTTGAACTGCCGCCACTGTTTGGGCATGGCCGGGACCGTCCACATGGATACGGTTGGACCGGTCGGTAGAACAATTACCGAGCACAAATTTGATAACCTGTTTCAACGCCTGCTTATGGCTGGATTTATAAAGCCAGGCGTAAGGAATATAGAATTCCAGAAGTTCGGCGTCAATCAGGTACTCGGAGGCCGTCAGACCGGCGTCGGTTAAAACATCATAAGCCAGCCGGTAGGCGGTGGCAATCTGGCCGATAGTCACCGCCAGCACCGAAACCGAAGGAACCGCGTCCAATACCGTAGATTCCAAAACCAGTTTGATATCGAAATTTTTCAGGCCGGCCTGCCGGGTGTCCACCAGGAAAAACCGGGCGGCGCCGTTCACTTGTTCCCTCCAGGAAAGTTTTCCGTCAATACTGACGTAAGCCGAAATCCGGGTCCCGGTGGGCGTGGTTCCCGTCCAGGCGACCGTCACCATGGCCCCATAGCCGGTTTCAAACTCCACCGGAATGGTAATTATCCGTTCGCCGCTGAGCCAGCCGCGTTCATATAAATTCGCCTGATAAAGAAAACTCCCGTAAAGCATGGCCTTATCCTTTCAGAGGTATTTGGCCGTTATTCGCGGCGGGCGGTTTCAGCCCGACAATCTTGGATTCCTCAAGGATCCGGTTGACTTCTTCCTGGATTTGTTCCTCCGTCCAGTCCCGGTTGACCATCTTCACTTTGGTATAAATACTGACGGCCACCGCCGCGTTCAGCATGTTCAGGGTAGAGGCGATGGTGGTTAGATCGGAGGAGACACAATCATTAATCTCAATGCAAGGCCGTTCATGGCCGCTTCCGGATTCAATGGCCAGCATCATTTGCAGTAAATCCTCCAGAGCCGTCTTCCAGTACCGGGCTTTCTTGGCGCTGGTAATCACCGACTTCTTCTCTTTGATATTCAGGGCGTAACCGGATTCATTGGCGGCCATTCCGATACCTAAATTGAAAGATTGGGGCGCGTATCCGGCATTGGAAATAATCCGGGCAATCAAGTCCAGGCAGGTTTTTTGAAAGGCTTCATGCCGGATCTCAAACTGGACGTTCTTAATCGAACCGGCTCCCTGCAAGTCGTTGGGGTCGTAGTCCAATTCCTCGAAGACTTCTTCCTCGAAATCGAACCGGGGGTTGCCGGTCTGAATATCGCGCAGGTATTGTTGAGGGGCGATAATCCGCCCTTTGCCCAGCCGGATATCCCGAATCCAGCAGGTATAAGTCTCGTCCAAAGAGTCCATCAATCCTTCAGCCCCGCCAAAGTCCGACTGACCCAGCGCCGAACCCCGGAATATCTTGTTGGGTTTCATATTGGGAATGTAACGGACCATGATATCGTCTTTGATGGGCGTGTCTTTCTCCGGCGGATAATCCCTGGTTTCCTCGAATGTATCCAGCGAGATTTCCTTCCCCAAGGTGTTCGCGCTGCCCTGAAACAGTCTGGTGAAAATCTTGCCCCGCTCATGCCGTTCCAATAGCCGGTAAACAGTTTTCATGTCATCGGAGATCACTTTCCAGAAAGTAACGGCGGTCAGAATTCCAAACTTGAATTCCGGCAAGGCGTTATCCGGCTGGGCGATGTTAAGCACCGGGAAGGGAAACAATTTCTTGTCCCAGTTAATCTTCAGGAAGATCCCGCCCATGGCCGAGGCGATCTCGGCGGCTTCCAGGATGGAATTATAGAACCCGTTCCGGTCTAAAAGTTGCCGCATTTTTTTCACTTTGGAGTCGTCAATCTTCACACCGGGTAAGGTCACGGTAGGCACTTCCGAGAATAGAAAATTGGAACTGGTGGTGGACAGTTCTCCGGCAATCGGCACATGCAGCATGATCCGGCGTTCGTTTTTAATCTCCTGCGCCCAGAATTGGCCTTGCCGGGTGGGAATGTTCACTTTTGAGGCCAGGGCGTCGGAGATTTGCAACGGGTCGCCGGAATACCAGGCCGCCCATTCCAGGTAGTGTTCATAAACCGCTTGCCATTCATCCGGAGGCCAGATTTGATTGGCGGAGTATTCAGGAAACATGGTTTCACCTCATTTAGGCCGCTGCTTTTTGTTTCAACAGCGACAGCCACATCATTTTGTTGCTGTAAACCTGATACCGCAAGTTATCCAGGCAATGATCGTTAATCTTCGCCGGTTTGTCGATACCCAGCAATTGGGCTTTCGGGTCCCAAGAGTAGGTTCCAAATTCATTGATGGTATTGGCGCAACTCCGGTGAACCCGGATCATGTCCGCCCCCATTAAGCTTGAAACCAATCCGATACCTTCCAACACATCGTTTTTGGCCTTGGCCACGCCGTGAACTCCATCCTGCCAGAGCTGGGTGATAAAGGCCGCCGCCGCCGGGTCGCAATAAATCTTCCGGATATAGCAGTTCAGGGCGTGATACCACTGGCGAAACTCCGCGCTGTATTGGGACGGGCTTTTTTGCTTGGCAAGCTGGTTCTGGTCGGTGGGCATCCCGGAATGATAGTATTCGTCGCAGATATAAAGCCGGTTATCCGCGCCCAAAGCCGTGTGTAAAAAGGTGGTGGCGTTGGAAGTCCCGTAATCGATGCCCACCCAATGGCAGACCAGTTCCGGGAGACAGTCCACGATCATGCTTTCATCAAACTGGTCGTAAATCACGCCGCTGGCCAATACCCAGAGGCCGTCGATAAACCGTTTATACCACAGCGAACCGGGCGGCCCGTATTCCAGTTTTAGTTCTCTCACATAGGCCGGGTCCAGGTTCAGGTTGTCTTCCAGCGTAAAGTTGAAAACCGTCTTGTTCAGCGCCGGGTTGCTGATATAGTTCCGGTACAGGTAATGATACGGGCTGTCCGGGTTGGTGGTCGAAATCAGTTTCGCGCCGGACAGGCTCAGCCGGGAAAGCAGCATCTTGAAGAAATCTTCCGGGATTAGCGTCCCTTCATCTACATAGGCGAAGGAAAGAGTATCGCCCCGAATCCGGTCCTTGGCCCGGGAGTCAGACGCCCCGACCACGAACAATTTCCGGCCGCAAACCGTCACTTCGCCCAAGCCCCGGTTATAAAAGTAATTCCGTTGCCCGACAATCTTCTCCAGGGGCTGCAAGACGTTATGGTCAATGGTCCGCTCGGTATAACCGGTGATGACCGCGTTGCCCGGCGGCTGGGTGGCGATCATATCCAGCAGCCGGACATTGGCCGCCACGGTTTTCCCGGAGCGGACTGCGCCGCACAAAAAATTCAGCCGGGCATTGGTCTGGGAGATCGCCGCCAACTGTTTCGCCGAGAATAAGCCCCAGGTCATCCGCCGGGCGGTTCCCCGTTGGGATTCTCCGGCGCAGTTTTCTCAGATTCGGCGGGGGTTTCTTCCGGCGGACCGGTGAGAGGCATAGCCGATTCTTTAATCGCCCGTACCAGTTCCGCTAAAGAGTTCACATCGCTAGTACGCTCCTTATCCAGTCCCAAGGCCAGCCGCTGGCCGCGCTGCAATTTGTCCATCACATTCGCCAGCCGCTCCAGGGTAAAGATGGTAAGCTGGCCGTCGCCCATCCGGATCTTGCAATCCTCCAGAACTTCAATGACGTTCTTCAAAAAATTATCCCAGGTGCGCAAATGGGCGGCGTTCCGGTCAGCCTCAATTTTGACCTGTTTCTCCAGGGTCTTTTTTTGAATCTCCTCCGCCCGTTGCGCCAGGTATTGCCGTTTCTTCTCCTCCCATTTCCGCTTGCAACTGATGTTCCGCAGGTAGCTATAATCCACCCCGACATGATCGGCGAAGGAATGCTGATCCAGCCAATCCCCGGAGATATATTCAACCTCCAGCTTGTCCCAATCATATTTCCGCTTTCCCATGGGCTCACGTCCTATGGCTGTTTTTTAGGGCTAACCGCTTTTTTGGCCATATCCACCAGATTGCTCCCGGTTTTCTCCGAAGTCCGCAAGAGCATATAGCCGCCGACACCAATCTCCATCAGGGTATAAAGCCGTTCCGGAAGTTCGTGGGGGTGAAACAATTCCGGAAAGAAATCGCACAAGTAGGGCGAAAGGACATGATTGTTAAATAAGATACTGATAATCGTCAGCATCAGCAAAGGCCGCCAGCTTCGCTGCAGCCAGTTTCCCTGCGCTTCGGCGACAATGACGGACTTCGAATTATCATAAAACGATTTCAGAAAGTCGTATAAAGCCAATTGCAAATCTTTTTCCAAAGCGGCGCGGGTCTCCGGGCTTAACGGCAGATGTTTATCCACCACATCGACGATCTTCCCGATAGTGCCGTTGGTAATCTGTTCGATCCAGCTCATGGCTTCGCTCCATAAAGCCGGATATATTCCCGGACGGATTCGGCGATAGCCCGCCGGGTTTCATTCCACCGGGTCTTTAATTTCTCAAGGTCTTTGGGGTTATCGTGAAAGACAATCTCAATCAAACAGGCCGGGGCATGTGTATCATCAAGTTCAGCCAGTTTTCCGCCGTCAACGCCGGTTTCCTTGGTGTCCGGGTCTTCCTTGCCGCCGCGAATGCTGGTTCCCAGTACGGCGGTAACTTTTTTAATCAGGATGTCGGCCATCCGGTTGCCGCTGATGGAATCGTTATGTATCCAGCATTCGGTTCCCGAGGCGCTGCCGGGTTGCGGCATGGCGTTGGTATGCAGCGCCAGATGAAAGTCGGGTTTCCAGGCGTTGGAGTCATTAATGACTTGCCGCAATGTCCATTCCGGCTGGTTCAGTTTGATTTCGCAGTCGTTTCGTAAGTCCAAGGCCACCTGCGCCGCCATTTTCTGCATGTAATACTCCTCGTTCCGGCCATCGGCGGTGATATTCTTTTCCTGGGTGGAAGCCGAGAGATACAGCTTGAATTTGTCCATTGTTCCCGCCTCATTTCTTTCTTTTGTTTGGATAGCTCACCATAAAACCTTGATCTAAGTGCCGATAAGGAAGATGCCTTTTCTTCGCCGTCTTGTCAAAGATTCAACTTTGCGGGTTAAATTTTCGGGCCGATACCCCCCAGCCTCGTTACAACAGGGTACTTGGTTCGCTGCGGGCTGTCCGGTATGCGCTATGCCTTCGCGGGTCATGTCAGTGGACAGTCCTCACTCACCTTTCGGGGTGACAATTAGCGGGCCTGGGGGGTACGCCGGGGAGTATCTCGTCCGTCTGCGTGCGTGCAGATTTTTGTTTAAAAAAAAGACCGCAAGACAAAACCCCAACGGCGGGAGAAAAGCAACTCGTATGTAATTTAATTGTATACCTAAACCCGCATTTATACAAGCAAAATTTAGCATGCACGCTTGCAAATATTATGATTTTATGATATACTAGAATCAGATTTCAAGGAGGTGCGCGGGATGATGCAAGGGTTTTTGCCGGGAGTCCGGGTTTATCTTGATTTTCCGTTGGGGCGGTTTTATGGTTCGGTGACATACGGCCCGCGAGGCTCCCATCCGTTTTATATTTACGTCCGGTTTGATGATGGCAGTTTGCGGGAGTTTCGGCCGGGTTCGGCCAGTTTGAAGCTTTTAAAGAAGGTTGAGGAAGGGAGGCGCTGAGGGTTTATTTTTTCATGTCCAAACATCTGCAAACGTGCAGATTTTCATTAAATTACATTGCAAAGGAGCGTGTTTTGAATGAATCAAGGTTTATCATTGATGGAGTTAGCCCAGGAACTGGAGCGGCAAAATTTGGCCAAGCAGGATTTTCTGGTGCCCTCGCGGCTGCTGGAAGTGGAACCGTCAGCAAACAACCGGTTAATTATGCATGTGGACCGGGGCAGTCAGGGGGTGGCTCAATTGCCGGTGAAACCGCTGGCCGAGGATCAACTGCGGGAGTGGGCGGAGATCCCTTCCAAGTATTATCATTTAATGCGCCAGAGAGCGCCGGAGTTATTATCGACCAATGTTAACCACTGGCTGCGGACCAAGGATCAGCCCCGTTTGGTCCGCTGTCTGGATGGCGCGGCCAGGGCGTTTTTATCCAACCGTTACCGGACCATTGATAATTATGATATCGCCATGGCCGCGCTGCCGGTGTTGAAGGCTGACGGTCAGGTCACGGTGGTTTCCTCCCAGGTCACCGACGGCCATTTATATATCAAGGCGGTTACCCAGCGGTTAACTTATGAGGTCAAACCCGGCGATTTTGTCCAGGCGGGGATCGTGATTTCCAATAGTGAAGTGGGTTTGGGTTCGGTCAAGGTGGAGCCGTTATTATTCCGGCTAGTCTGTAAAAACGGGGCGATTGTCAACGATTTGGCGATGAAGCGTTATCATGTGGGACGGTATACCCGGGATCTGGATGAGTACACCGAGATTTACCGGGATTCCACCCGCCGGATGGATGACGCCGCCTTTATGATGAAACTGCAGGATACTGTCAAGGCCGCCTTTGATGAGGTACAGTTCGCCAAGTTGCGCGGGGTGATGGTGGACGCAGCCACCCGCCGGATTAGCGCTCCACTGGATACGGTTTTGGATCGGGTGGTGGAAAAGTTCGCTATCCGGGAGCGGGAGCGCTCCGGGCTATTGATGCAGTTGGTTGAGGGCGGCGACGGTTTGACCCAGTGGGGTTTGGCCAACGCCATCACCTGGCTGGCCAATACCGAGAAGGATTATGAACGGGCGACGGAGTTGGAGCGGATCGGCGGCGAAGTGATTACCCTGGAGCCGCAAAACTGGCACAAGCTGGCCGAAGTGGCCTAGAGAGTTTCACGGGGACCGGGGCGCAAGTTCCGGTCTCTAATCTGTGAAAGGGGTTTTGAAAAATGGCGCAACATGAGGGAATGAAAACGGTATTGGTCCCGGAAGATCTTCACGCCCAGGTTAAAGCTTTCTCGGCTTTGGAGAATCCGGCGAAAACCATCCAGGAGATTACCGCTGAAAAATTACAGGAATATGTTGATGAAGCGGGACAGCGTTTGGCGGGGAAATTAGCTGTAAAGTAAAATTAGCGGATAATGCCGGAATTTAAAGTTTTATCATCGAAAGTGTATTAAATTAACAGAATTTACTTGATATACATAAATTTGTTAATCTACTATTGATGAAGGTCGGATGGCATGATATGATATATTTGCAAGTGTGCTTGCAGAATATAGCTTGCAAGCAATTGTAATACAAAATCTTTTTATCGCGGAGTAGTGTAGCGGTTACACGTCAGGTTCATACCCTGATTCACGCCGGTTCGAATCCGGCCTCCGCAACCAATCTGATCGAATTCGCGGGGCATTTTGGCCGCTAGGCAAAACCATCAATCCCGGTTAAAAGCGCGAACGCCATCAAGCCCCGCGATTTAATGTATGAAAATGGAAATCCGATTTTGTGATCCGGACTGCGAATATCTCCAACCGAAAGAAAACGACCCGGATCATAGTTTTAATCATCAAGAAATTGTTCATCATCGGTGTGAAAGGTATCATTTACCGTTACACCATTATCAATATCAGCCTTATTTGATTAGAGTTCCGGGGTGTGATTGTTCCGGATATAACATTTATACGAAAGGAGGTTTATAAGTTCATATTTTGAAAGGGGTTGATATGGAAGAATGAAATATTTTTTAAATAAAGTCATTTGCTTCAGGCTCCAATCGGGGAATGCCGATAATTTAGGTGTACGGATAAAGTAAGAAGGTACGAAAGAATGATGTTCTGTTCTCGGTTTTTTTACCATTAGTCTATGAATCGATACAGTTTTGGATCTTCTTACTTGTGGTAAGAAAACAAAGGAGTTGATGTGATTGAAAGTTTTAAAAGTAAAGCTTCCCAAAACTATAAAATCATTATTATACAAGAGTTCCAAGATTGAAATCCTATTAACATCAAAAACAAAGAAGGTTGTAAAACATTAAACGCTTTACAACCTTAAAAAAAAGATTAAAGAAAGTCCAATCGCTGGGCTTTCTTTTTTTAAAATTTTTATTTGATTCCGATTTCGAGGTTTGACTCTCCCCAGTAGATTTGATATAATTTTTTTCGGGAAATTGAAGTGGATAACGTTCGACGCGCTTCAGGTCCACCAAATTAAAAATAAAACCCCAGCTACGGCTGGGTTTTTTCCATTTCTATTTACTATTAAAATTTTAGGAGACCCATGAGCGAGTTATTTTTAATTTCTGGTGCGAATGGAAGCGGTAAAACAACTTTAGCTAGAGAATTACTACCGGAATTTGGGTTGGAATTTATCAATGCTGATGAAAAAGAATATGACAATCATTGATGAATCATTATTTGAACTTTTTGTGGGAGGACATGACGATGACTTTGGAAGCTTATGAAAGATTGCTTCGGATCACCCGGATTGGCAATCGTGATGTTCGAAAAGCTTAAGAAGAAAATAGGAGAAAAGGCGTTCCAAATGTTTATGCCCGAAATGGCAAACCATATTATGAAATGCCTGATGGGACTATTACTACAATATCATCATTTACTAAGAACGAAGGCGATCGACCCAAGTAAAACTAGAGTTAAACGAGTGTGACTCAGCTTCTTGAAGTCGGTATTTAGATACCCTTTATAAATTCAGGTTAAAATAAACATTGTCCAATTCATCCTGCGTAATCCCAATATATTTCATGGTTATACTTGGGGCGGAATGGTTAAACAGCTTTTGAATCAGTTCAATGGATACACCTTTCTTCATCCGGGCATGATACCCAAAGGTTTTCCGTAAGGTATGCGTCCCAATTTCATCTTGAATCCCAACAGCTTGGGCGGCTTCATTGATAACCTGCCAGGCTCGTTGCCGGGTGATTGGTCGGTTTTCTTTTTCTTTAATGGTGATATGGCTTTTAAACTTACCTTTATCGTCCAGAACATCGGTATACTTTAATTTCAATAGGTAACTTTATAATGTCAGGAGACCTACAGCTTTACGTATAAAAAATATTGTTTGGGGAATTTTTAATAATAAGAAAATGAATATAAAGGAGATAAAAGATGACAACCAAGACAATTAATGAATGGAAGCAACCATTACTACGAATTCTTGATAAATTCGATCAACTGGATGAAGAAAGATCTAACTTTTCAAATTTAACGGAAAGAGAAGTTCATAATAATACACCTTTAACAGCAATTCCGGTAGCCGTTGTTGCTGTCGCTGTTTCTGTAGCAATAGCAGTTCAACCCGCAGTTGTTGCCGCAGCTAATGAAGAATTATTACATGCAAAACTCCTTGATGTACTTGACTCGGAAGAAAGAACTGCTTTACTGGATGCTGTTAGCTTTGTAAGGAGTAATCCTTCCATAATAAAGGAAACTCTCGGAGAAAACTTTGGGAGCAACTTCTTTAATCGACTTGAAAATGTAGAAAGATCTCTTTCTATATGATTGCTGGCGAAACTGTAATATGTCAATATAATAATCTTTTAGATAAAATTCCTAGACGTACAAGCCAATGCTGGATTGGGGATTTTGACGAAGATAAACAAATCTATGTATGTGGTTATAAGTTTGTCGTTTGTCTTAAAGATACTGCACTAGAAATATGGAAATTAATTGATGGTAAATTGACTGTCTCCCAAATAGCCAATAAACTTGGAAGTATTTATAAAAGAGAATACCAGAAGACAGTTCTATCAGATACAGTTGCTTATCTCATACAATTGGAAAAGGCTGGATTGGCAGCATGGCAAACACGACCTTTATTTGAGGATATAATAATTGATGAAAATTTTTAATAGAGTATTATTTTTACAAGCTCCGGTACCCGGACCGCATAATCGCTTAATGGCTAAACCCTATTCCATTCCTCCTTTAGGTCTTGGTTACATTGCCTCAGTTTTACTTCTTGAAGGTTTTGATGTACGAATAATAGACATGGATATGGAGGATTGTGATTATGATAAATTAATACCGATGCTTGAAAACTTCCAACCGGATATTATAGGTATTTCTACCACAACTCTTACATATAAAAATGGGCTAAGAGTTGCAAAATCCGCTAAAAATTGTCTTCCTGAAGTAATCGTGTGTTTAGGTGGCCCTCATGTCAGTGCACTCCCAGGAGATGCTTTAAAATATCCATTTATTGATATTATCGTCCGGGGAGAAGGAGAAATATCTTTTCTTAAATTATGCCGGGAATTAGCTTTAGGAAAAAGATTACCGCTAAATATTGATGGAGTTTCTCAGAGAATAAATGGTAAAATAACTATAGAAAATAAAAGACAACGTATTACTGAACTAGATGCACTTCCATTTCCCGCTCGGCACCTTATGCCTCTTAATCTTTATAATATACCAGGTACGATATTGACAAGTCGTGGATGTCCAGGTGAATGCGGGTTTTGTGCTGGGCCTACAATACTTGGAAGAAAATATATAATGCGTAGTGCGGAAAATGTAATAAATGAAGTTCAGACATGTGTTGATTTTTTTAAGCTTACTTCATTTTATTTTGTAGATGACACCATGACTCATAATACTAAACGTCTCTTGGAAATCTGTGAAGGGTTAAAAAAAATTAAAATTCCATCTCACATCAACCGAAAGTTAAAATGGACATGTGAATCAAGAGTGGATGTTATTTCCCTTGAAATACTACAAGAAATGAAAAAGGCAGGCTGTACCACCATACAATTTGGTATGGAATCTGGATCACAGCAACTTCTTGACCAACTTGGCAAAAAAATTACATTAAAGCAACTAGAAATGGCGGTTGCCTTGTCTAGGCAAGCGGGAATTAGTCCAGTTTTGAGCATGGTTTTCCCTCATCCTAATGAAAACGAAGAAACTTTAGGTCAGACTTTTCGTTTCATACGCCATCTCTATGAATTAGGCGCTGAAAAAATAGTACCCTCTTTGCTCACGTTATTTCCAGGAACGACTTTTTATGAAAATAGAGATCAGCTTGGTTTAAAAATGTTGACTGACAATACTGATGAGTTTAACCTCGGAACACCTATCCTTACTACTCGCTATCTAAATTTAAAAAGTATTTTAAATAACTATTCAAAACTTATAATGCTAACACAGCAATTAGATACAGGAATAGTATGA